GTGGCTCTGTTCGCACTCTTCGTTGTATACGATACCAATAACATACTGAGGAGAAACTACGAAGGTAATTTCGTAGGTGCATCGTTCGACTATTTCTCAGATATATTGAATTTGTTTAGTGGTCTGATAAATGAAGAGTAAGCCTATTTCTTACCAACACTGAAAAATCTCGTCATTTTAGAAAATTAAAAATAAAAAAAATATTTTTTTCTACGCTTTCTTCTTTGAAAAGAAAAGAAAAAAATAAAAAAAGTTTTTTGTGTTTTTAAAAATGAAAAAGTACCAAAAAACTTAGAATATAAAAAAATAGTATATCAATTTTAAACCAATTGACGAGTTTATATAGAGGGTATGTCTAACTGATACCTATTTGCATTTTACTCCGTGTAAATCTTCCCAAAATTAAAAATAAAAAAAATTATTTTTTTCTACGCTTTCTTCTTTGAAAAGAAAAGAAAAAAAATAAAAAAAGTTTTTTGTGTTTTTAAAAATGAAAAAACATGGTGTTACTTCGCGGTTATCTCCGTCATTTGGTTTGAAATACTATATAAACGTGTATCAGAAATATAAAATTTTAAAAAATTTTCGGGTGTAAATAATAATGAGGGTCATCCTCAAAAAAAGTCCAATCCGTGATAAAAAGTACAGAGTGACCTTCCCGGACGGTGACTACGTGGACTTTGGTGGTAAGGGATACACAGACTATACCATACACAAAGACCCCATGCGTATGCGTCTCTATGTACTACGACATGGTGGTGGCGACACGCGCAAGTTCAGTGATCCACAAAAGGTACACGAGAGAATGTTGAGAGTAACTAAGAGCAAACTCGAGGATTGGGGAATCTCGGGTTTGAAGACTGCGGGTTTTTGGTCCAGGTGGCTTCTATGGAGTGAACCAGACCTACGTGACGCAATGCGCTTTATGAAAATGCGCTTCGGACTAAATATAAAATATATGTAAACAATAGATGTTACCAGCTTTGATTCTTCCTCTATTAAATGTACTCGGTATAAAAGTATTTCCCGGACAAGACGCGTGGAGTCCAACGGTTCCATTTGATAAAAATAAACACTATTCCATGTCGGCATTATCTATACTTTGTTGTTGCATCATGATATCGAACATGATGCGCAAAAAATTCATAGGATGGTGGGTTCCAATACCAATGAAACCAGTTGGTTATGCTTCATTGGCGACATGTATAGCTCTCTCGTTCCTCGTGACGTACGATACGTACCACAGGGCACTGAGTATGCTACCCAAATCCAAACCAGAGGAGAAGACTGATTAGAAAAAGTTATCTGTTCGATACAATTTCGCGGAATAATCACCCGATTGTCCTAATATATTTATAGTCTCATTACCGTAAATTTCTTGACACCCAATATCATCCATGCAATCTCTTTCACCCAAACTCACTGGAAGAGAATACATCTGATCACCTGGTGTCACCGTGTAGTAATGATATCTATCGCGTCGTCCACGCACTTCCTTGCCGTACAATGGCAGTGTCTCGTTGTTCTCACCGAGTAATACTCCCATCTGTTGGACGTGTTGTGGTTTATACTCCTTGATTGGTGGCGCTCTAAATTCACGCTCTACGGGAATTTGAACTGGTACGGCGACGCGCTCGCGTGTGTGTATACGTCTGACGGGCTGAGGCTTCGTGAGTATGTACAAGAGTATCAACAGTAAAACGAAGATAGTCATTAACATCGCCGTGTGTTTAGTCTTTGCGTTCATTATTAGTAGACTTAGATTTTAATAACATATCTTGTATTATTCGTACATGTTTCTGTGAATACACTTGTTTACTATGTTTTTTGTCATTTTTAGTCACACGTTTTTTTGGTTCTTTATAGTCCATTAAATTATAATAGCATCTAATTTTTATCTAGTGATAGTTGATGACTCGTTCACCACGCATAATTTGCAACACACCCCCGTGAATCCCGTGGTCACCAATTTTAGGAACGTGGTTAATTTCAATCTTTCTTCCGTTTACGATTAGGAACTTCTTAGAGCTGGTCAGTATAGACCTCTCGGTAACCATTTTGGTTCCGGATCCCCAACGGTAATCGTAAACTGGAGCGTAAGAAGGCATATTTTGTGTTTAATTTATATACGAATTGATGTGACTTAGGCTAAATCTATACGACCAAGCCTATACTGAACGAACAACCAGAGACCAAACATCAACGTCTTCAAAAGATTATTTGCATCAGTGTCATCCATCTTATATATGGGTCCCATGATTCGACCAAAGAATGTTTCTTCTTTCGAGTTACCCGTGACATACATTTCCATCTGTGTCAAAGCACACGTGTCATCATTCACAGACCAATGGTAAAAGATGAATGGTATGAGTATACTATACATTTCTAGCATCTGTGTATCTTTCATAAAGGGAATAGTGAGTACCGCGATAAATAATATGAGGTGGATGAAGAATATAATATTCATCTATTAATATGGATCAAGAAATTAATGATAATAATGCGATCGAAGGATTCCCCAAAGATCTAGAAAAACCAGAAGCCCCAAAGAAATGGCACACACAACAGGAAAAAGTGTTGAAGGAATGGGGTGAAGCGGCGGCGTGTTACCGATATATGAATTACCAAGCGTTCCTGATGTTTCAAAAATTGAATATGCGATTTACACTTCCCGTCATCGTACTCTCGACTATAACCGGTACGGCGAACTTCGCACAAGAACAATTTCCAATTAGTATTCGTTCGTCTGTGCCATCAATCATTGGTGGTCTTAACCTCATCGCGGGTGTTATTGCGACTATAATGCAATTTCTCAAGATTAATGAATTGATGGAGAGTCATCGTTCTGCGTCACAAATGTATGGTAAATTGTCTCGTAAAATCAGACTCGAACTTAATCTTCCACTCGTCAATAGAACCCTCGATGGTGCAGACATGGTACAGGATTGTCATCAAGAAATGGACAGACTCATTGAACAGAGTCCACCCATACCAAAAAGTGTTCTCGTGGCGTTTGATAAGGAATTCCCAGATGACAGGATATTTACAAAACCCGAGATATTACACGTACACCCAATTTTACCTTTCAAAGCGATCAAAGAATATTCCATCATGAGTCTTCTCAAGGATCCAAAACAACGAAATATGACTGACGATGAACTCAAGGATGAACTTGATGAATTGCGTGGTCGTGTCATGCCAGGTGCCAGAAGTATTGCTGCCGATCCACTAAAAGCGGTGGGGGTGAGACGAAGAAGTAATACGACCGATTCAACTCTTAAACTGTCTGGAACTCCATCTAAAAAACCCACTCAAGTTACAGACATTGAAACGGGTGATACAGACTATACGGATGAAGAAGTCATAGAAGAATAATTAAACATACGAGTCGCAATGAATGCAACTAAAATAAATAAGGTTAAATTAAAGAAACCAAAACATAATAAGTAAGGAACGATCTTCCTTTTGATAGGATCAATAATTCTAGATTGAAGTGTATCATTTTCAAAAATAATATCTATAGCCTGATTAGTGAGATCATCATTCTTCGTCATGGACGCTTTCGTTAAGATATATAAACAAAAAAAGAGGGAAACTAACACGCTCCATCACAAAGAAATAGACCGTCTTAAAAAACATATATCACACGGCAAAAATGTGATGATATGCGGTGCACATGGTTTTGGTAAATCTTTCATATTAAATGAAGTTCTAGATGAATCAAATAGCATAGAAATGCCATGCAATTATAAGATCTCCGATGAACTCAAGGGTTCAAATATGTGTATTTTTTTAGAAGATTATAGACACGACGTCATTGCACAAAGGCAGATCATAGATTACGTGTCCGAGGGGGGACGAATATCTAAAGGTTCATTTATAGTGACATCTAAAAATGTATTTCTTTTACCAAATTTTGAACTTATTATAGTACCTAAACGAACACCCGATGAAATTGCATCATTGAGACCAAATGAACCAGGTGCACACTCGGCGGCTGTGAAATGCAAGGGAAATATATACAATTTTTTCGATTACATTAACTTTTCGGATGAAAAGGATTTATTTACAGATCCAAAAGACATCGCCACGTCGCTTCTATGTAAAGAAGAAAGTGATGACAATATAAGTACTTTACATGAACATGGTCACGTGTGGGGTATGATTCATGAAAATTACGTAGACTCAGATGGTGTAAATATAGCTTGCATATCTCAAGCACTGTCGGATGCCGACCTATATGATTCGAGTATATATGATGGTAATTGGGATTCTATGAGATATTTCATAAATTCGGTGTATAACATACCAAAACAATACTTGGGATCACCCGTTGACGAAAAAAATATAAGACCCGGTAGCTTTTGGACAAAATATGGAAATTATAAGATGCGATATCAAAAATACAGCAATATAGGTCTCAGAACTAGAATGTCTCATCAAGAACTCGGACTTCTCCGAGAGTATGCAAGAAATGGTGATATAGAAAAGTACCTAAGTTGTGATCTTACGGCACAAGACTTTGATGTGATAAATCACTTGTGTGTTGGTAATAAACTTAAACCAAGAGAAGTATCTCAAATTAAGAAAAAAATAAAAGAACTTAAAACGTAACACCTTTACATAAAAGAATAACGATGGACGTCAAATCTATCTTTGAAAAAGTCAAACCTGTATTTGAAAAATATAAAAATGATGAACATATTGAGTTTGAAGTTAGAATTGGTAAATTCAACTCTGGCACATTCGATACAGATGTTGGGGCACAAAGATTTAACAGCATTCTTGATGGTCTTAGAAAATATGATGGTTGGGAACGCGTTATGAACACGGCAGAAGAGGTGTTTTATCGTGAAAGTGACAACCTTCGCATTTCCATTGATGAAAATACAGCAGAAGAAAAGATTGTTAAAAAGCTTAGGGTACACAACGAAGATTTCAAAAAGCTGGGCAATGCACCATATGATATTCGTTTCAGTGTTTCTACCGAAACACCCGTAGAGGATTATGAAGGTGAGATGGACAAGAAGAAGACGAAACGTCGTCTTTCTTTTATTCGAAAGAATCTATCAATCGACATGACAGTTGTCACAGGTGACATGGAAGATATGGACACGGAAGACCCTAACGTATATCAAATTGAAATGGAAATCGTAAATCCAAAACTTGTGAAGGATGATAATGAGTTGTTTAACATTCTTCATAAGGTGAAGGACTTATTTAATATATTGGATACTAGTAACTAATGATTAGAATACTTGTAATACTGATCGTTTTGTATTTCGTCTTATTTGCCGATTATAGCAATGAAAATGTAGGTTCTATGGGTTATAAATCCAAGAACTTTCATATGTCACACGGAATGTCTAGACAAACACTAGAAAAGATGCGCGCGGATGGACTTTCCGAAGAAAGTCTTAAGGAATTCATCATGATGGAAGATAGGTTACTCGAAGTAGAGCGAAAATCCGTATGTTCGCAAACTGCGCGTCAATTTGAGTCGGTCGGTGTATCCGATCAAATTAAAAAACGTTTTCCCGGGTACGATTTTTCGTATCACACCAAACATATTAAACAGGCGTCTGAACCAGAAAAGCTCATAAATAAAAGCATCACTTGTTCTTAGCCAAATTAGCCCGCGTCTTATTGTATTTTTCAATAAATTTCTTAATTTGAGCCTTTTTTGGACTTTGTGTCAATATGTAATTCACGACAGCGTTTCCGTATTTTCCATATTCATTTTTGATAAGTTTCTTTTTATATTCCTCCGCTCGCGTTTGTTTCCATTCGGATACTAACTCTTTCTTTATATCATTCGCCGGCATTTTTCGAAGAACGCCCATTTTATTTATGAGACTTGATTCTTTCGATGCACCGTTTAGTACATTCGACATTTCTTCGACATCCTTGTTTATGTTCATGATTTTACCATATTTCTTTATCCATCTTGGACCGTAGAGTTTTATTATATCGTTTCTTATACCCACATTGTTTAATTTTCGCTTTTTCTCAATTGCACCTATTTTAGCTTCCTTTCTCAACTCTACATTAAGAGCCTTATTTGCACGTCTTAATTCAACTGAATTCACTTTATTTTTATTGACGTGTAATTTAAGTTTTTGACACAAAGTCTTTATTGTATCGGTATTACTTACTTCTATACCCTTAGACATCGCCATTGCTACGAGTTCATTCTTTTTGTAACTAATACACGGTTTATCATCTACCTTGAAGTTTTCATTTCCAAAAGAAAATTGTTTAATCATGGCACATAACTTTTCTTTCTTATTTTTATCTTTTGCGTTGACAACACCAAGCTTCTTTGCCATTTCTATGAGTGTTGACTTTGTCAAAGTCTCACATTTCTTCTTTCCTATCATGAGTTTACCATTTTTACCATACGTGATTTCTTTGGTGTTATTCGGGGATTTACGCGTCGACTTCTTTTTGGGTATTTTGTAGCAACATTGATCACCTTGTGGATTCTTTTTCGCTTCAAACCCACTCTTGCATGGTGGTCGACGTGTTTTGGGACACGAGGACGCATTCACTCTCCTTTTAGGTTGGGCAATGCGATTTGGTACGTTTGCAGAAAGATTTATCTCACCCTTAGCGTTGAGCATTTCAAATAAATCACGGGCTGTTTTATACGCGGCATTCAACATCTTTGGGTTTTTTGCACCAGATATCTGAATGGCACCACTCTTTGCGATTATATATTTATGTTCTTTGTACGTGGAATACATCATGGGTGAGAGCTCGGGATCATAGGTAGAAATAATTCCATATCCCCGTGACCGTGCATAAAGTCTATTCATATCACGGATGATACCATTAATTCTAAATTGCCCACTCAAATTGTTATATTCGAATGGATTATAGAAAAATGCTGGTTTTTTCGTGTAACTTTTAACCATAAATCTTCGTATGAGTTCGGGTTGATTTTCTATTTCGTCACCCTTTCCTATGAATCCACCCGAGAATCGAATCTTTCCATTTTTATAGAAATTGACGGTTCCACCGTTTGTTTCCACTCCATTCGTAATGGAAAACTTAATTTGTACGGTAAAAAATTTTAAATTAATATCACCCTTCTTTCCATACTGACGTGTGTGCGAAAATCCAGTCTTGAATCTACCATATACACCTACAATCTCTTTTGTGTCTATATAGAGACCCTGACCGATAGACGTTTTACCGAGGGGTGTATTCTTAAGAATGCTTTTCAAGTCGACTCGCGCCTCGGCATCAAAATTCTTGTTCACGGTCGCATTGAACATGCCTGGATTGAGACCACTCAAAACGAGACGTGTGGGTGAACGAGGTGGTGTGTTACTATTTGAAAGAAACTGTGCAAACTCACCCATATTTTGATTATTTATCATTGAGTTCTGTAACCTCTTGGGGAAATTTGTAGAACTCGATCTTTGTATATTGACTCCCGAATTGTTAATGAAATTCCGGAGAGATTCGGGTCTATTCATATCTAATGTACGTTCATATTTTTATTACACATCGGATTCATTTGACATGAGCATGTCGCTTACTATATCTAAACCAAATACGAATGGCTGCATGCTAAAGGGCGCGCCATTGTATAGGGCTGTGTGCTGACGCACCTCTATGTCACGTTGACTGAAAGGTCCAGCATAGAAATCTTGGTTGAAACGCGGCTTGCCAAGGTTGTTTGCAGTACAATGTTCGTTGAATTTTTCGACGAAAATCTTTTGCGGGCAACATAACTCGGGGTTATATTTAATGTACGGTGATTGCAGGAAGTTTTCGAGTGTACTCGATACTGTAGCAACTTGCTTCTGTACGTCCTTGAAATATTGAGGTACAATGTTCCAAATATCTTTGTTCGCGTACCTTTGTGCGTATTCAAGATACGCGCGAATACATTTTTGGAGAATCACGGGAATTTCAATTTCCAATTTCTTTTCGAGTGTTGGGTCAGCATCTTTCACTTGTTTACAGAAATTCCAAGTCAAAATACGACGAAGAACACTCCCTGAATTATCTTTCCAGCTCGGTACTTCATTACCACCAAGAATACCGGGTACATTCCATGTCATAGTCTTAGCTTTCTCGTGTTTAATCGCACAAGACACCTGCTCACCAGAGACGATAGACTGAAATTCAGCCTGTTCGAGTGAAATATCACCTTTAATTTCCGGGGAAATGAAAACGAA